CGGGGGCAACCAAGGTTACATACAAGCCGTACAAGACGCGCCGCTTTGACACGAAGGGCTTTAAGGAAGAGCACGCAGCGCTTTATGACGCGTACACCACGGAGACGGAGTACATGCGCTTTACAGTGAAATAAGCGCGGAGAGGGGAAAGAAATGCTGTATTACAGAGTTAAAGCACAGTTTGACGGCGCGGAACGCGGCACGTTTGCAAACAGAATTAACATTGTCAAGGACGAAATCCTTACAGCGGAAGAGTGTGAAAAATATCAGCTGTCACCTAATGACGTAGAAGCGGTTGAGGTGAAAAAGCATTGGATATATCGGTTTTTCGGTGTCCGGTTCTACGATGAAGACAAGCCTCGGCGGTGGTATAGTACCGAGCGATCTTACACCGTGGCGGGCAAAATCGTGTTGTTTGGTAACGATCAAACAATTTTGTACGGATATGAGCCGGGTTTTAGAAATTCGCGAACGGTGTTTCGTAAAACGCGCGCGGGGTGGGTTGAGGCAACGGGGGTGTTAACGGCGGATGCTTTCTATCACGGCATAAAGCGCGGAACGGTAAAACTAGTAGAGCGCGGGGTTGATCCCGCGCTAGTATGAGAGTAGGATACTATGGCACGACACACGGCGCTTGAGACGCGCATATGGTTGGTAGAGACGGGACAAAGTCGCATTTTTGAGAATTGGCACAAGCACACGGGCGTTAGTAAAGCGGATTTCATAGCAGCGCTTGAGTGGCTAGACGGGGATTCCGGGCGGGTGTATGATAACGGTGTACACCTTGTTACCACCCGCTATATAGGGTGTAGACAGGACGGCACGCTTGTACGCGGTGAACGCGTATTAACGGAGTTGATCGCTATAGGGAACGCGGTGGATCCTAGCATACACCCACACACAACCATATACCCGATTGAAGGGGATGCGTATCATAGAACGCGTTTTGATTTTCCGCATGTATGCATTAACAAGTTGGATCACATTTGAGAAGGGGGTGATTTCATGGTTCTTTTTTTACTGATTGTGTTAACGTTTCCGTTTCTGCTACTAGGCGATTTACTCAAAAGAACAAAATAACCCGGCATGAGCCGGGTTCTTTTTATATTCCAGGGTAGGGCGTCCGTCCTACCTTTTTACGTTGTGCGTTTAACCGTTAGGCGCTGTGACACGCTACAAGGCGTTTTAGGGCGTGTTTAAGTTTTAGACGGGTATTTGTGCGGTTAAGGCGTTGGGGCGTGTCTACGGGGCGCGTAGTGTGTCACAGGGGGCGTTCCCGTGCCCACCCCGGGGGGATAGGGGAGCGGGCAGGGCGCGGGAGGGAGTGCTCCGCACACCCTCCAAAAACAAAAAGCTGTTATTTAGTGTTAAAAATAACACATATAAGTTGATTTTCAAACAACACTGTGCTACAATTCAACCAAGGAAGATTGAAAGGAGCCACACATGGTAAAAAACAATATTGAAATCGACACCAAGGTAAAGCTGGTTGAAGCGGGTATGACACAGGTTGATCTCGGTGAAGCAATCGGAACAACCGGTCAATATGTCAATCGTCTTTTGAAAAAGAACGATGTTGTGAACAGAATGTTTGTACGAATGATGGAGGAGTTGGGTTACGACATTGTTCTGACCTACGTTCCGAGAGAGCAATCGCAGGGGAAGTAGTAAAAAGTAGTGAAAAAGTGGTTTTTCCCATAACTTTTTCTAGTACGCGCGTATTAAGAAAAGTTAGGGAAAAAATCGATTTTTAACTCCTTAGACTACTCCGAGGAAAAACTCCGTGAAAAACAGGACAGAAAATGGTATGATTGTATCACCATGTGCAGCAGGGTGGGTGAATCGGAGAACCCTGCCGTTGAGAGATTGAGAGAGGGTGCGTTATCGCAAAACGATGACGCGCTCTTTTTGTTTGTCGGAAAGTGAAGGAGAGAAGATGAGAGACCTACTTGAAAAAATTCTCGGGAAAATAAAAAAGACCCCGAGTGACGCAGGGGGGTATACAGACCTGTACTATATGTGTCTTGAGACGATGAAAGAGGACGAACGGCTTGCCGTAGAGTATTTGAAAATCCTTTCGGAGTTGATAGAGAGTAGAATCCCCGTTGCAGGAGCGGAACTGAGAGACCTGTTCCTTCTGCACAAGCGTGTACTGCTTGCGGCCGCGCCATACGATTTTGAAAGCTATCTCTTGTACGTTGAGTGGGAAAGAGAACCGGACAAGAAGTTCTATGCGCCGAGAAGAAAGGTGATGCACCCGGTCGTAGAGGCGATGCAGGGGTTGATTGATGACGAACTTGACCTATTAACCATTTCCATGCCGCCAGGAACAGGTAAATCTACGCTCGGTATATTCTTCCTGTCATGGGTGATGGGCAAGTACCCGGATTCACAGTCGTTGGCCTCGGCACACTCCGGCATGCTCACACGGTCGTTTTACGATGGTGTGTATCAGATCATCACCGATTGCGAATATCTCTGGAAAGATGTATTCCCCGGTGTAGCCATGGCGGCAACGAACTCGAAAGAAGAGACAATCGATCTGAACAAGCGACACAGGTTCTCGACACTCACCTGCCGAGCAATTAACGCTTCTCTCACAGGTGCTACGCGTTGTGACAAGATTCTGTATGCCGATGACCTGTGCTCCGGCATTGAAGAGGCCATGAGTAAAGAGCGATTAGACAAGCTGTGGACAACCTACACGAACGACCTAAAGTCCAGAAAGAAAGAGGGCGCGAAAGAGATACACATTGCTACACGTTGGTCGGTGCATGATGTGATCGGTCGGTTGGAGGACATGTACGGTGCTAGCGATAGAGCGCGATTTATTGTCCTACCTGCTCTGGATAAGGACGGCGAAAGCAATTTCGATTACGATTACGGTGTGGGGTTCAGCAAAAAGTATTTTGAGGACATGGCGGCGAACTTGGACGATGCTTCTTACAAGGCGCTTTTTATGAACAGCCCGATTGAGCGTGAAGGCCTGCTCTATGACGAAGATGAGTTGCGCAGGTATTTTGATATGCCCTCAGAAGACCCCGATGCTGTTATCGGTATCTGTGATACCAAGGACAAGGGTTCTGATTACGCGTTCCTGCCGGTGGTGCGCGTGTATGGGAACGATTACTACATTGAGGATTGCGTGTGTGATAACAGCCTGCCCAACATTGTTGATGCTAGGCTTGTGGAGATTTTGGTGCGTTATAAGGTTAACTCCTGCCGGTTTGAAAGTAATTCCGCAGGCGGCAGGGTTGCCGAGAAGGTGCAGGGCGATGTGAAGAAGAAAGGCGGTATAACGCACATTACCACCAAGTTCACAACGAGCAACAAAGAGACCAAGATTATCGTGAACAGCGCGTGGGTGAAAGAGCATTGTTTGTTCAAGGACATGAGCCTCTACAAGCGCAACAGCGATTACGGACGAATGATGGACATGCTCTGTTCCTACACTGTGGCAGGCAAGAACAAGCACGATGACGTGCCGGACGGTCTTGCCATGCTTGCAGAGTACGCGCAAAGTCTTGCCGGAACGAAGGTTGAGGTTTTCAAAAGGCCGTGGTAAATCGAAATGTGTAAAAATCCACGGAAAAACACAACATAATGCGTTAAAATCGTTGACATATACAAAATATAGAGTTAAAATGAGTTAAGATGAATTTTGTGGGTGCATGATTGCACGGGTCACACAGACCCCTGTAATTGTGCACCCATTTTTTATTTGCGGAGAGGAGGGGAGCGTGGGACACACGATTGATACGAGCAAGTCTCAGATAGGCAGTCGAACGCGGGTGATGAGCGGTCGGCGCGTCATTAAGAGCAGTGTGAGTGAAATCACCGAAGAGAACGTGGGGGACGTTCTTAGACAGGCGCTCTTCACTCACGAGCAGAACCGCAGCGAGATTGATTACCTCTGGAAGTACTACAAGGGAGATCAGCCGATTCTTCATAGGGTTAAGAACATTAGACCCGAAATCTGCAACAAGATTGTGGAGAACCGGGCGAACGAGATTGTGTCGTTCAAGGTTGGTTACCTTTGCGGTGAGCCGATTCAGTACGTGAGTAGGAACGGCGGGGAGGAAGTCGTTAAACAGATTAACATGCTGAACGAGTTCATGTTCGCAGAGGACAAGGCCTCGCAAGACCAAGAGTTGGTGGAGTGGCAGATGGTGTGTGGTACGGCATACCGAGGGGTGTTCCCGGATGATGCTGCGGAAGAGGACGAAGCACCGTTTGAGTTATACACGTTGGATCCGCGAGACACCTTTGTGGTGTATTCCACGGAACTTGGTAACAAACCACTTATGGCGGTTAAGTACAACACCGATGAGAACGGGTATCGGCATTACTCGGTCTACACAGAGAACAGGTATTACTCTCTGAGTGACCTCGGTGTGGAGGTGGGTGTAAAAGCGCACGCCATGAACAGCATTCCGATTATCGAATACCCTGCCAACAATGCTCGGCTCGGAGCATTTGAGATTGTCCTTCCCCTACTGGACGCTATCAACAACGTTGAGAGCAATCGCCTAGACGGCATGGAGCAAATGGTACAGGCGTTTATCAAGTTCATTAACTGTGATATCGACAAAGAGGGATTCGAGGAGTTTCTGAGCCTTGGTGCAATCAAGGTGAAGTCGAGTGATGGACTCAACGCAGACGTGGCGGTGGTGAGTACGGACTTGAATCAATCACAGTCACAAACGCTCAAGGACGATTACTACAACGCGATTTTGGCAATATGTGGCCTACCGAATCGCAACGGTGGTTCTTCCACGAGTGACACGGGAGCAGCGGTGCTTCTAAGAGACGGTTGGTCGGATGCGGAAGCCAGGGCAAAGGATAGTGAGAACGTTTTTAAGCGTTCCGAGAAGAAAATGCTCAAACTGGTGCTACACATTTGCCACGAAAAGGACACTCTCAACCTCAAGTTGAGAGAGATCGATATGAAGTTCACCCGTAGAAATTACGAGGCGATTCAGAGCAAGTCGCAGGTGCTCATTTCGATGTTGCAAGAACCGAAGATTCACCCGCAGTTGGCTTTTCAGCACAGCGGCATGTTCAGCGATGCAGAATCGGCTTATGCAATGAGCATGAAGCATTACGAGGAACAGCGCGAGCAGGAAGCAACGGAGAACATGGTTAGAGAAAACCTTAATCACA